TTATTGCTGTATTAATTTTAACTGTTCTCAAATCGCCAGTATAATTTTCATCTAATCCGAACATTCTCCACTGTGTTTTATCAACCTACAGTGGGGATATTTTAAACTTGAAGATAATCAGAAAGATGTAGAAAATATAATTTCTTTACCATTAACTGTTAAAAATAATTATTTAACATGGGTTAATAAACATGGAACTTTAATTTATACTAATATGTTTTATACAGTAGCCCCAGATAAAACTAATTTTAGATTTTATACAAACACTGTAGGAGGATATATGTGGGGTAGCATAGGTTTCATATAAACAGTGGGGATTAATTGTAGGTAGTGATAAATTAGTAAATATACCGACAAATATTACAATAAAACAATTATTATATTGTAATGCCTGTGATGGTATATCTAGCTTCGAAAATGATGGAATAGGTTATTTTTTAGGTGTAGCAGATGTAACACCAACTAACATTATTTTTAGGTTCAAAGAAAATCCTCAAACTTTTAGATGGTTTATATTAAGTAAATAATTATTTTCCTACAAAAAACACTCTAATTTGACCATTACTTCCTCCAGTAACGACACCTTTAATATTTACAATAATATTATTTAATTCTGTTGATGTTGATTTTACAACAGATATTAAATTTGCTTCTGAATCTGATGCTGGTGTAGCTATAGCAAATGATAGTTTTTCTTTAAAAGTTATTGCTGTATTAATTTTAACTGTTCTCAAATCGCCAGTATAATTTTCATCTAATCCGAACATTCTCCACTGTTGATGTATCAACACAGTGGGGATTAATTGGCAAAGAAGGATATATTGTAGAAGTAATACTCCCCATAAATGCAAATATACAAACGATAGCAGGCACTGATTACAATGAATATAATGACCCTTGCATATTAAGTTTTTATAATATTACTAATAATAGTTTTAAATGTTCAGGTGTTAGACTAGATTATAAAAACCAGACAAAAAGAATTGCTACCTTTTGTAGATGGATAGCTATAGGAAAAATTTAAATACCTAGGACCATAAAGAAAAAAGCATCTGAAATATTTGCATGAAGAATTTCCATATTTTTATTTGTATAATTAGTATTTATTGATTGTACTACCATATTAGGAACACTTGTTGCAATATCTGTAGTTAATCCTATTAATAATTTACTTTTAAATTGTATCGGGAAAATAATATTTGTTATTTGAGTATCTTTTTCTTCTACTTTTCCCCACTGTTTATTGACCAAATGATAACCAAAACAAACGTAATTCATTTACGTTTAATGGTATATTAGTAAAAGTAAATGAAATTGCTGTTTTAGTTCCTGTAGTAGTTGTTAGTGTGGCTGATGTGGTATGGTCTATTCCACTATCTATAACTGTACCTAAATTAATAAAATTTTTATTAGTATAAGCTGTAGGTAATTTTATTTCTATATTGTAATCTAGATTTTCCCAAGCATTAGTTCCCCACTGTATAATTGCGTCCCCAAATAATTTACCTAGGCAAATATAACCATTTTGAGCTATATTATATCGAATACCTAATGTTTCTAACCAGCTTTCTATTTGCTCTTGAGCATACTCTAATATTTTATTTTTTACATTCGTTTGTGTAGCACTATCTATACCAAAAATACTAGCAATACTTTCTTTGCACCATCCTTGTACGCTATTTTTTACGCTTTCCATTGTAGCAGTAGCAGAGCCAAACAATCGTTTAATTAAATTAGTATGTGCATTTTCATCATTGTTATGCTCATCTAACATTTCAATGGTAACTGTATTCCCTACATCAACCATACCACTAGCATTATCAGTATCTCCAATACCAACATTAATCATTAATCTAGTATATGGTTGTATTCTTGTCTCATCATCAATCCATCCTGGATAATTTCCTGCATTTGTATATCCTACAAGTTTTTCTGTACCACTATCACCATTTTTGGCAAAAAGACCAATTTCCCTATGGTAAAAACCTACTTTCACACCTTCATTATTATAAGTAAAAGTATATCGGAACGTACCATTTCCTTTATCTTCAAAAGAAGCTAAAGTTACTTCTTTTTTAGAACTTATTATATCCGTATAATCTCTTATATTACCTTCACTAACTCCATCTCCAAGTTTTACTTTGGTTACTATAAATCTATCTGCAGTTTGACCGCTAGCAGCTCTTGCTAACATTTCAAGCCCTGCACTTGTCATGGTTATATTTGGAAATTTAGCCATATTATCCCTCCTAAATATTAAATTTCTATTTGGTCCACAACATCAAATAATCCATAAATAATATTATTGGTATCAATATTTATATTAGTATCATCAATAACATTATCACTGCCTATTTCTATTTGTTCAGCAACAGTAGCAACATTATAAATAGAAATAGGAGCAGTTATTGGATCTATACTATAATCTTCTTCTGCTCCTATTTCTATTTGTTCTATATTATTTACAGCACCACCTACATATATATTAGAATCAACATTTTGCAAAGCAAAATATTTTACGCCCAAATGTGCTGGTTTATAAGTTTCTATAGCTTCTTGTAAGCCTTCCCAATCGAATAAACTACCATTATTAAAGCAAATATCAAAATAATAATCCTTATTATGCTGTACAATATTACCTGAATTATCACTTAAAAAATTATTTACTAAATTTATAATAAAGGCTTCAGATACAACATTCGCTCCTTGCAGTTTTAAAAGTATTTGTGTTCTTCTATCCTTTATTGTAGCACCATATTTTACTGATATACTGAGAAGTCTTTCCCAATCAGAAAGACCCCATGTTGCTGTCTCTACAAAAAACTGGTCTTTAACATCCAAGATAGCAAGTCTTAATTTTTCATGTTCATCATCACATATTAAAGCTGTATTTTTAAAATCATTATCTTTTTGTAAAAATTTAGGTAAGTGTTTTAATGTTTTTACTGGTGTTCGTCTAAGTAGATATAACATTAAAATCCACCTCATCATCTAAAATAGGAAGTTGTTCTTCTGTAAGTGTTATATTTTTAGCTTCTCCGTTTAAAGTCAAACTATCATAATCAATAACACCATTACATTCTAAAATAGCCTTACCAATATGTGCATAAGATACATATACTTTATTAAAGCCAATTTCTTTAAAATAATTATCAATTTTTTCTTTAAACTCATCTGTGTTTATATTGCCATAAATATTAGCAGATATTTTTATATTTACAGCTTCAGCAGATACTACAGTTACATCTGAACCAATAGGTCTTTCTTCTAAATGTGTTCTTACTTTATTTAAAAGTTCTTCACTAGCAACTTCTAAATTAGCATCAATTATTATTACTTTTACAGTGCCATTACCATTCCATAACGGTATGCATCTTGCACCACCTACGCCTTCAACTTCACGAGCCCAAAATACATAATTATTTTTATTTCCACTTGTTATTGGATTTCGTGCTTTAAATAAATATCTATCTAAGAGTTCTGCATCTGTTTCTTCATCATATCCACCTGTTGTTTTTACTTCATTTATTACACTATTAATTCCAGGAATAGATGCAGAAATAGTATTTATAGTTTCAGCATCCACATTTCCAATAGTACCTTCGATATTGGCTTCAATATTTATTTGTCCTGTTTCTTTTATTTCTTTATCTTCTATAGCTACAAATTGTATACCACTTTCTGTTGCAAAAGTAGCACCTGCATAAATTTTACCTGTTCCTTTTACAGTCAAAACTCCTACAGCCTTAGTAGCTTCTTTTCTAATAACACCAGATTGTTTAGCTAACATAGTTAAGTATTCACCATAGCTTGTATCGGCAAAAGCAACTTTATATGCTTCTTCAATTTCAACTTCATTTTTAGCAACTTCAATAGAATTACTAGAAAGAGCATCATACATAAATGTTCCCTCAAATAATCCTGTTTTCGCTTTAGAATTATTAATCATTTCTTGCAATATTTCTTTTTGTTCTCTTGCCCTATACACTAATCATCAACTCCCCATAAACCGTAGTTAAATTAATTTCACAATTAAGTTTTGTTTTCTCACGTGTTATTGATATGGAATTTATAGATTTTATATACGGATTAACCATAAGACATTCAATTACGGTTCTTTTAAACTCAGAAATCCTTTCACCTACAGTCATAACTTTACCAATAAATTTCTTTAGTTCTATTCCATATTGCCAACTATATGCTGTATATCTAAAGCGTTCTGTTTTTAAAGCCTTATAAATCCATACTTTTAAAGCTTCATTACCTTCTACTAATACATGTTTCCCAGAACTGTCATAAATAAAATGGTCAGTATCAAAATTCCATGCATATTCCCTATATAATGGCAACTCTGCTTCTAAAGTGGCAGTATTTGTACTAATAAATGGAAATGCTTCATTCATAATTTTACTACCTCTTCATTTATTATATAAAGCTGACCTTCAGCCCCTTCACATGGTAAAACACTTACCCAATCACCAACTTTTAGTGTATCTGTATAAATAAAATTTTCAGTATAATCATTATCAATATCGTGATTGTGGCTTTCAAAACTTGCATCACCACTACCACCACTACGATTTTGTGTTGCAGAAACCAAATGACCACGTGCTGTTCTTTCATAACCGACAAGCAACCGCTTAGATATATAGGCATTTTCAGGTGTTAACTCAATATTATTTGCTTTAATAACAAAATTAGGTGGAGGTTTTTTTACAATACCTATAAAAGCACTGCGTGGAACATAAGATTGTGCAACGCTATGCATTATATCAACTATTTTTTCAACACTTGACTCTGCACTAGGAATTTGTGCCATTAAATCACCTACTTTTTAGTTTTTTCTTGCGGAGCTTTTTCCTCATTCATCATGTTTTCAAATTCAAGCTCGATTTTCATCATGTGATTACCATTTTGGAATGTGTGTACATCAGATTTAACCCAAAATTTACCGGCGTTTAGGCTGTCTCTTATCTCTATAGAATAAGAAGATTTCACTCGATAGTCTCCGATGAGCGTAAGATAACCGCTTCTATCAGGTCCTTTTAGCATTGCTTCGACCTCTTTGTTTGTATCTTTGTTCGGGTCAGTTTTATAAACGTCCTGTATCATAGAGTATTTGTTAATCCATTCATCATTACGCTTATATCCTGTCATATTGCCCTGCTGGTCGGTAATCATTATCTGATTTATCATGTTTTCAATGCTTTCCTTATAGGTGCTCTCCGTCATATTGCTTCGGCTGTCGGCAACGTAATTTTCGATTAATGTACCTTTTAAGATGATATCAAGTTGGTCATTGTTCATAATCGGGTGGTATTTTTCGCCTGTTTTTTTACTGGCTTCCGTATAAGCCATCATAATTATCTGATAGCCCGTTTTACGGTCAGCGATGAAACTTACCGGAACGCCCGTTTTAATCAGATTGCCAACTTTGACGCCGAGTTCTCTGCATATCGCCGCCGTTATATCTTCAGCCGTTATATTTACAAACTTCTTTGTTGTTTTGGATTTGCTCAAAATAAACAGATTGTCAAAGGCTGTAATCCGCACGTTCGAATTTTGCCTGTTTTTCTCTACATCAAAAACATTGCCACGAAATACTATGTTATTTTCTTCATCGTAACCAAAAACAGTTTCGCCGTTGTTTATTTCAAGGGCCGGAATAAGAGTATCTCGGTCATCCTGCACATAATCAAATACAAGTTTTCTGGCAACTTGCATGCGGCTACCGCTCCACGTTATCTTTTTTACTAAAGTGGATATATCTTTACCTTTGTGAAATATCTTCATTTCAAATTCTTCCTTAAATTCAGTTTCGTTACATTGTTTATAGCCAGATTTTTTAAATCGTTGGACTGTACGATATTTCGCCAGTGGCTGTAGTCGCCGTATACTTTTTTGGAAGCATCCAAAATGTCATCGGCTTTATCAACCCAGCTTTCAGGATTTTCGGGCTCGTCAGTACGCTGTTTCAGCCCTGTTGTTTCGTCAGTCTGTTTATCGTTGTTAGCTGACGGCGTATTGAGTTCCTTATATTCAATAAAAGATAATTTATAATAAATATCTCTTGTCCCATCCTGCTCCTGATAGGTGAAATCTCGAAGCCCCATCATTAAATTTACAGGGCTGTCAGTTATTATTACCCTTATCGGCTTTTTGGCTTCTTTCCATTTTGTTAGTAATTCCACACATTCAATCGGAGTTTTTACATCTCCCACGACAAATGGATAATCATGTTTTGGATGCGGAAAAAAACCAGAGAAGCTCAGCCGTTTAAGTTTTGCATTACCAAACAACATAGCTTCTCCGAAATCGAGAATATCTATAGTTTCATTATTTTGTGCTGTTTTTATTTCGTAACTGCGAGGAGTAACAGGAATAGTAAATTTTTCATTATCCGAGCTTAATATTATCTGCCGTTTTGCAGCAGTTTCATTTCCTAGTGCCAAAGATAAAAGATTTACTATGCTATAAGTCTTATTCATAAAACTGTCAAGGCTCATCAGTATGCACCTCCATAGTTTGCATTTACTTGTCGCATGATAGACATTAGACGATAGGCGATTTCGTCAATATCCTGTTCATTTCGCACTATAAAAGTATTGCCGGTAATTGTTACATTGCCACCGCCCGTATTGGAGGTGTTTTCGGCAAGTTCACGCTGAATGATACGTTCCGTAGTTTGTGCCGGATATATGCGACTGCCGGTCGGAAGGTCAACAATTTCTCCACCTTGTTCGTTTATCTCGGTAAGACCGCCTGTCCAATTCATTGTACCTGTAGCATTTTTCCCTATACCGCCGTCAACAAAACTGAGTACACTCTGAACCGGAGACGGAGCAGAATTTTTAAGTTCGATGTATTTCTGCCTAATAGGACTGAAAACATTTGTTTCAAACCAGTTGACTACACCTGCCCATGCGCTCTGAATAGTGGTTATAGCACTGTTTATACCAGCGGCAATTCCTGCGCCTGCGCTCTGTGCCAGATTTTCTAAAGGATTATATATATTGCCGGTAAACCAGCTTACGGCTTCACTCCACTTGCTTTGAATATTTTCCCATGCAATTGCGGCAGACTGCCAAATACTGTTCCACATTTCTATATTTGCCTGTGTCTGTATTTGCGTATTTTGCACCTGCATCTGTCCTGCCATATTAGCTGTATCAGTAATTCCGTTCCATATTTCTGTTGTAAAATCTTTAAGCCCTGAAAATACCTGCTTTTGTCCTTCAACCTGTATTTGATTGCTTTCAAGTTGCATTTGTCCGGCAATGTTAACATTGTCAGTGATTTCACCCCAAACACCAGAAACAAAATCTCGAAAACCTGAATACATTTGTTGCTGGCTATTCATTTGCGCCTGAGCGGATTGCAATTGAGCCTGTCCGCTTTGTTCTGCAATATTATTAAATGAAGCACTTGCTCCGTCATACTGCATTTGCGATATATTCATATTTGTTGCGGCCGACATATTTTGAGCCTGCCCCCACGAACTGTCATTGATACGTTTTATAATATTATCATCTGCGGAAAAATCAAAAAGTCTTGAAATGCTGTCAGCAAACTGGCTACCCAAAATACTGCCGCCGATACCGCCGATAGTACCTCCGATAATTGCACCGGCTCCTGTACCAATACCGGGAAGCACGGAACCGACTATGGCACCTGTTACTCCGCCGATTTTAGCACCTGCCCAGCCACCGGCAATACCGCCTCCAGCGCGAGCAACAGCCGCTCCCTTCTCTCCTTCATCCGCACTGTAGATATCATATGTGGCAAAAGGAATAGTAAGAGCAATATTGGCTTTATTTATACCGCCGCCGTAATTCCATCCTGTTTTTATTGCATCTTTTGCCCTGCTCCAAATGGTAGGCTTTGCAGGCGGATTTTTCGGTTTATCCGTAGGCGGCGCACTGGGCTCGTTTGGTACTACCGGCGGCGTTTCACCCGGTTGATTTTTGCCGTTTACGTAAACATTCTGCGCATTTAGAATAATATCTTTTACAGTCTGTCCCGGAAGATTTGTAGGCAGATTATTAGGTACTGAACCCGGCAAATCTTTAGGAATGCCTTTGGCAATATCAATCAGATTTTTAACACTTTGTACGGATTTAGCAACAATATTATAGAATTTCTTTGCTCCGGCAATAAATCCAATAAACAAACCTGCACCGGCGGCAACTGAACCCATGCCGTCCATCTGTATCATCTTTGAAAATGCGTCTCTGAATGGTTTTGTCAAAAAGTCGAATGTTCCCCAAAATGTAAAACCATTTTCAAATAATTTGTTAGCATCTAAAACAAGTTCAGTGATTTCCTTAACAAGACTTCTTAGCCCACCTGTTGCCGAGCCTTCCATAAGTGTATCTTGAAAGTTTTCCCATGCACCGCCGAGCTGTTCAATATCACCTTTCAAATTGTCCAGCATTGTTTCAGATTGTTCTTTAGCTGTAACTTTCGTCATTTCATCATACATATCCTTAACGGACTTACTTGTAAATTCACCGAGAACCTGCGCTGCACGAATACCATCAGAACCGAAAGCGTCTTTATAAAGTGAGTTTAACTCCTGCTCTGTAAGCCCTTGCGTGCTTTCGTGCAGAATATCTGCTATTTCACCTAAAGAACGAAGCTGACCTTTTTCATTATAAAATTGATTTTTGCCGTCTTTTAATAAGCCTAGTCTTTCAAACGCCGCTACCGCCGGTTTTGTCGCCGGTTCAATCTGCTGTAACATGGATTTTAAACTTGTACCGGCATCTGAGCCTTTGAGCCCGCGGGAAGCCATAAGAGCAAGAGCTGTATTTACTTCATCAAAATCCATTCCGGCTTTTTTTGCTACGATACCGACTGCAGAAAGTGAATATTTCATTTCATGCACACTGGTTGCGGAAGCATTCGCCGCACCGGCTAAAATATTTGCGGCGTGAGTTGCGTCTTTAACGCCGAATGTATTCATTGCCGTACTCATGATTTCCGCTGCTTCCGGTAATGCTAAGTCGCCAGCCGTTGCTAAATTCAATGCAGCTTCACTGGCATCTCCCAGCACATCTTTTAAAGAAATGCCGGCTTTTATAAGTTCTGTCATGCCCTGTGCTACTTCTTTATTGCCAAATGCCGTAGCTTGACCGAGTTCTTTTGCACGTGCTCTTACCTGTACCATAACATCATCGCGGCTCATACCGTCTAAACCTTCTTTTGGCGTAAGCGATTTAATAGCAGATAACTGAGCATCAAAATCCATACTTGTTTTCATGGTATCGTACACACCATAACCGATACCGGCGGCACCTGCCATTTGCATACTTGTCGGCATAAGCATTCCGTTTGTGAACTCATTTAAAGTATTACCCATAGAATTCATCGGGTTGGTATTAGTTTTTACATTCAGTATAGCCGTATATGTTTTGCCCATAATACCAGATAATTCCGATTTAACCTTTAAAATGGTATCAGTAGCACTGTCTTTAGCGTGAATGCCTACAGAATAAGACTTGCCTGCGATACTGCCAAGTTCTGATTTTATGGAACTTAAGGGTGATGTTACCATATCTCGGACAGATACGGATACAGAGCTATTTTTTATTCCTCCAAGTGCCGTTTTAGCTTTGTCGGCGTTTTGTGCTAATTCTTTTAAACCTTCACCGGCTCTTGCCGAAGATTTAACAATACCATCCGTAGTTTTAGAGGTAGCCTGCGCCTGACCTTGTAAATCTTTTAGTGCTTTTTTCGACCTAACTATAGTCGCTGTCATGTTGTCTTTTGCTTCCAGCCGTGCTGTAATTCTTGCATCATCAGCCATTTAACTACCTCCTAACTAGTTTGAAACCGGCAAGCTGTGCTTCAAATTCCATTTTGCGGACTTCAAATTCCTGATGTTTGCGCATTGCCGTATAAGCAAAAAGTTTATCCAAATAACTCATGTTAAAAAAATATTCTAATGTATGACCTTTGAGAAGCAAAAAAGCGGCTGTTGCCGCTTCCCAGTTCTCATCTATCAGTTTTTTATTTCTTCATGCACCTTGGCTTCAAGACTTTCATATCCAGCACATTTCATAATAGCTGTTGCAATATTACCTATTTCACCGGCTTTAAACAACTTACCGACAATATCCGTCGGCTCTATGCAGTTATACGCTTTCTGTAAATCCTTATCTTTTAAATTAGGCTCAACAACATTATCTAAAATCATAAGTTCATTTGCGTTATCTAATTTTAAAATATCGGCGACGAAACTTGCTTCCGGCTGTTTTACGGTAATTGTACCTATAGACGTTTCAATATCATATAAAACCTTTTTATTACCTTCAATTTTTTCTTTCTGTTCAATAAGTTCTTTTACACTAATAGCCATTTTATAATCTCCTTATCATTAAATTTTTGTATTAGAAAAGCCACCTACTAAAAAGTAAGTGGCTCTATGCTCCGATTGTTTCAATAAAGCTTGCGTCTTCTGGTGTAAATCCTGCCGTAAATTCTTTTTCCACGACTTTGCCTTTTTCAAAACTCATCAAAATCAGGTCATTGAACCATACATTATCAATAGAACAGCGTTCTTTCTGCCCGTCCACTGCATCTGGGTCATCAATAAGCCCTACAAAATTAGCACGCGGGTCAAGCCCCTGCTTCCATGCTTCAAGATATTTATTAATATTTCTGTTCACAACGGATTTAATAGTAAAGGAAAGTTCACCTGTTAATGATACGATTTTACTATCTTTACTGATGGAAATATATACATCTTCACGGTCGGCAGTTACCTTTGCTTCAAACTTCTGAATTTCAAATAAAAGTTCATTATCCCACCAGACTTTTCCCCAGCTACCGTTCCAGCGGCGGCGTCCTCTGTATTTTACAGCTTCTGCTTCTCTTCCCATTTATAACACTCCTTTACATAGTGAAATCAATCGTCAAATCTTCCATAGCGTTAACCGGCGTAATACGGCCTGTTAAATAAACATTAGTTCCCGTATTATATTCGCGGATTTGCTGTACTGTCATTTCAGCGACATCTTCACCTTTCAATATTGCATAATTTTTCTGCTGTTCCTCATCTATATCAACAGTATTTTGCGCCGTAGGACTATTATCCAGTACATTTCCTTTTAAGCCGCTAAAATAAACCATTATAGCCGAAATAAACAGCATTTTATGATTATAATCATTTATCACTTTGCCGACATAATCTGATTTAAATGTATCGCGAATATCGTCTGTTATCATATCTACACATTCAACAATTTTAATAAAACGAAAATCTTGACCTACATCTGTTGTAAAAGTAGTAAGCGAATTGCATGCACGGGCGATTTTAACGCCATCTCCTTCTCCTTCGTCAATAAGCAAGAGTTGACCTTTATCAATCAGACTGTCAATATCTTCATATGTTTCTACACTTTCAACCTCTGTTAGCTGATAATACGTTGCACTTCTATCAAGAGATAATCCTGCTAAAATACCTGCAATACGTGCTGTATACTCTATAGCTGAATAAGTTATATACTCTGGTTCTTTTTCACTTACATCATCTTCAGCAACAACCGAAATATCTGTGTATGCTTCATCTACATATGCAAAATCTTCATTACCTTCATTTTCACTTTCAACATAATTAGGATTAGCAACCTGAATATTTTCAGTGCAAAAATTGATAATTCCTTTATCATCTGCTTCCTGATGAGCGAGTACTGCCTTAAATGTTTTCTTTTTATTATTACGTTGAGTTTTAATCCAAGAAGCCAAATCTTCTTGTTCTTGATTAGTAGCAGTCGGAGCACAGATATAGTTCCACTTAATATTTGCTATTTCTTTTAAAACAGTATTTTGATTGAAAGTAGCTTCTTCAATCGTATCAAGCGGAATTGTATAAACTAAAATGCGTAAAGGTGTTCCCAATAAACATTTTTTTATTAAGTCTACATTTTTATCAGTAATACCCGTTTCTGGTATGTCTGTAATATCCGCAATTTTGTAAGATTTCATGATGTCAATATCTTCATTTTTTAATATCATAACAACAATACCACGAGCAGAGCGTGCTATTGCTGTTGTAGATTTTGTTTTGAAATCTATTTGTACCTTAGGTAATCCAAAAACCTCTTTTTCGTTAGGCATAAATTCCCCTCCTATTCTCTAGTTATTGTAAAAGAAATTTTATGAGAAACGGCATCTTCTTTATTTGACTTATACATACCAGATAAACCTTTTAAATTGCCACTCAAGTCAGTAATAGCAGTCAATTCCATATCTGCAATAATATCACTGCTAGCTTCAGAAATTATCATTTTTTCTGAAACACGTACAGTATCTTCCTGAACACTAATCACTTTATAAATATTATTGTTAATATCACAAACTAAATCTCCAACCTGAATTTCAGTTTTCACAGTAATGTCGCTTTTATTTACATTCAAATTAGGTGTAATTTCAACATTAGCTATATGCATCATAAAATCTCCTTTATTATTGATGTTTTCATTAATATCATTGATTTTTAAGTTAATTTCATTAATGGCATTTTCAATGTCATTTAATTTTGGAGCAGTAATCGGTTCTTTGGCCTTCCAAACACGAGGCTTATATCCCACATAAAAAACTCCCTTCTAAAAAAGAAAAGCACCTGATTTTACAGGTGCTTCTTCATATTTATTTTAAGCTGTTTTTAAACTAAATAATTTTGCAGATAAATTAACAGTTGTGTCTTCAACAGAAGTAACCGTAAATACATCTCCGTTTATATCAACGACAGTATCATTTTGAGCAATGTTTGAACCATTATTTATTTTATCTGTAGTTGTTGTTCCGCTAGGTGTTAATGCTTCTGTTGCTGTAAAGATACCCTGGCCTCTAACACCAATATCTCCAGTGTCACCTTTATCTCCTTTTGCACCTTTTAAGTTTTTAAAAGCAAATGCAAATGTACGTGCTTGTTCCGTTCCACCTGGTGTTACAGTTACTTCTGGCGTTCCAGTATTAGCATCAACTGTTGCAGTTACTTCTGTAATAGTTGCTGCTGTTCCATCTGTACCTGGGTCGCCTGTATCACCTTTATCTCCTTTTGCACCTTTTAAGTTTTTAAAAGCAAATGCAAATGTACGTGCCTGTTCTGTTCCTCCAGGAGTTACAGTTACTTCTGGCGTTCCAGTATTAGCATCAACCGTTGCAGTTACCTCTTCAATAGTAGCAGCGACGCCATCTTTAGGTACTTCAATCCATTTTGTTCCGCCACTACCGTCACTAGCTAAAACATTTCCATTTGTTCCATTATCACTAGGTTTAGATAATTTACTATCCACTTTTGTATTAATACTGTTTACCGAAGCAGCTGTATCAGCTATGCCATTTTCTATATTATTCATTTTATCTGTAGAAATAACTTCCTTAGATGTCCATGTGTGTTTTTCATAATTACTCATTCTTGTCTTCCTCCCAATCAAGTTCTAAAATCTGCATTAATTCGTATTTAATACCATTAAACTCTTTTTCACTTAAACAGTCCGTAAAATCAAGATTGAAAACATAATGCAGGATTTCATTAACGAACCGTGTATGACTTTCAAGAACGGTAATATATCTGTCCTGAACACAAAATACAGGTCTTATTAAGTCGTCAAGCGTATCAGATGTGTCATATAAGACAGAACGTTTTATCCGACCGTATTCATCCGGAATTAGAACCAGCATTATGTCAATCTGTATGGATTTATCCGTTAAAATCTCGTCGACTGTTTTTTGTCGCGGCATCATCTCAATATAAAAATAAGGCTCATTTGATTTTTCAACATTATCAAAATGAACTTTATAATCGAATTTGGATTTCAAAAGAGCTGTAAGCTCTTTTTTTATATCAAGCAGTCTAATCAAAAATATCACCCATAATAAGTTTAGCGTCTTCTTCGAAATTATCCCGCAGTTCCTCAACTCCCTGATGAAGCATGTAAGCACCTTTAACGAATTTTATTTTGCCGTTTTCGTCTTTTACCCATTCACCCTGACGGTTTTTTACACGGTGTCCATATTCCATATATGCGGCATATTCCGTGTTATTATAGACTTTTATACTGCCCATATATGGGCGCGTACGTTGCCAATTATTTTTCAAATTACCGGTATCAACAGGAGTTAAATCTTTTGTATATTTAATAAGGTTTTCAGCAGATTTTTTAACAAATTCATTGCGCTTTTTCGGTATCTTTTTTACAGCCTTATCAAGTTTAGCAATAAAATCATCAATGCCTTCAATTTCAACGCTCATCTTGCTTCATCCTTTCGTTTTACCGTTACTTCCTGATGTGATTTGTACTTAAACGATTTTACAACGTTCAATAAAATCTCCTGCCCGTTGCGGGATATTTTCAGGACATCATTTGGTAAAATATCGTATTGCGATGATAGGAATAATTTTAAATCTATAATAATATCAACCTGTCTGTCTGTATTTTGTGCTGTAAAGGCTTTACCGTCTTGTGATAATTTACATGGAATTTGTGAATAAATCTCTTTTATCGAATAGTCATCTGCACCTTCATCATCAATAATGCTACATTGACGATAAACATTAACTTTATCGTGATACATAAATTTATTAAGACAGTCTTTCAATTTAGAGATTTTCATTTAAAGCCCCGTACTTTTCTATATACATTCAGATTTGATTTTAATTGTTCAAAAAAATAATTAACGTCTTTTTCTGTTGATGATTTTTCTCCGTAATTAAATTCAAATTCAGTATCACCCATCTTAATGCTTTTTAGTGCTTTTGTATCAATACTTTCTAAACTGCTTTCATTAATATCTGAGTTAATCTTATTGAAAAATAGCTCTATAATACTCATTTCCAAAGCTCGTGGTAAATCCCGTCTATTACAGTAATCAAGCACACGTATAATCAGAGCTTCTATATTAAACAATAATAAGGCTTCATTTATTGGCAGCGGCTTTTCTCCTAACAGGTTTTTTATTTGACTTTGTATTTCCTGTGCTATTTGATTTGGCGTTCGTATCGGTTGCATATTGTTGTGCTACCTCCTTAACTGACGGCTCGGTATATAAATAAAAGCCTTGTTCTTTATATAGAATATGAAAAGCTTTTTCAGTAGCATATATAACACGATTTCCGTCAGTATATTTATTTTTTTGCATTTAAAACACCTCTTTAGGCAATTTTGCCTTCATCTGTTTTAGACACGTCAGTCTGAGCAGAAGTTTCTTCTGTTTCGGTAGCCGGAATTAAGAGAGCGAATGCATCTTCTTTTACAGGCAAGAAGCCAAATCTTGCAGTAGCTTTAATTGCAATCATATCATTTTCTGCAAGAGATAATGGTTTACCATCACTCATTGTTACATTCTGTAAAGTTGCTTCCTTTAAAATTTCATATTCTATTTCAGCACGGACACCAACAATTGCATAATTCCAGTTACCGGCAATTGCAATAGCTTTAGTATCATCCCATCCACCATTTCTTACGAATTCAATCGGATTGTTATAAAGCTGGTTCTGGTCAACACCCGGCACATATAACTGGTCACCATCAGCATTTCTTAATTTTCTTAAACGATTTTTCATTTTATAAGAAGCTGCAAATCCATTTACATCTTCTCCAGAGTCTTCAACAAGAGCCATAGTATCAGAAATATCTAAATCAAGTGCTTCGTTTGTACCGAGCTCGATTTCATTTCCAGCACCGTGGGCAACACCATAAATATTTTTATCAAACGGACTTGCCGTTCCGAAAAGACATGCAATATCAAAAGTTTTAGCAATTGCCTCTGCGATATGCAGCTTCAATTCTTCAAATACATCGATTGTAGCATCGTTTAATTTTTCCTTGGTAACAGGAATAATTACACCGATTTTGTGAGCTTTAATTTCCGGAAAAATCCACGTAGCTTTATCTGTTTTAATGCGTTCTGTTTCACCTACCCAGTAAGCTCCCGGGCCTTCCGTCATAACACGGAATTGTTTTGTATCAGATGTCATTTCTTCAACTTTTGCCAAGCGAAGTACGCTAGAACCTCTAGTTGTTAACTCAATAATATCTGCTGCTACCTCTTTTGGAACAAATCCCGCTAAGTTGTCTTTTAAATATTTTTCATCAGCAAACAATTGCAAATTAAATTTAAACTTCATAATTTCTAATCTCCTTATCTTTTTACCTGATTTTTTTTGATGATATCAATGATACTTCCTTTTCTGCTGCTACTGCCTTTGTCTATGTTATTACTGTTGCCGGCATTAGGAGTTTTACCTTTTAATTTTTCTTTTACCTGTGCATCCACCAGCTTCTTAAGTTCTCTTTCAAAAGTGGTGATATTTTCCATATTTTTATCATTGTCCGTACCGGTTACAAGAAACGGCATAAAAGCAACAGGAATACCGCGAGAATTTAATACAGAAACGGCTTCCGCCTGTTGTTCTTTGAGTTTCAATGCTTCTTCACGAGCTTCAAGGTCGGCATTTTTCTGTTTCCATTCGGCTTCCCTACGCTCATCCTCACTTAATTTAGACAAACGTTCCTGTTCTTTGCGTTCATGTTCGGCTTTTTTCTTATATTCTTTCTCCCACTTAGCTTTTTCGTTTGCCATTCGTTTAACAATTTCAGCTTCAATATCTTCCTGACTGAATGTTTTTGGTGAGTTATTAGATTCAGTATTTGCCGGTTGACTATTTTTGTTGTCATCACCTCCCTCATTTTGTTTTCCTGGTTCAGTGCCACCATCAGCAAATAATTGCAAATCAAATTTAAAATCCATTAAGATATCTCCTTTCTATAAAGCAAAAACGTCTGTGTTGATACAGACGTTAAAAGCTGAGTATTCATTTATTTTTTATACATACGTTTAAAGGGTACATTTCTGCTATCTCATTTATACCCAGTAACATAGTATTCAATATTGCTTCACTTTCTTTAGTAGGCGTATCCTTTAAAATCAACTCAAAGAAACCCATTCGCATTTCGCATTCTAATTTCAAATGTAGGTAATTATTTAATCCTAAAAAAGCTGATTGAACTAAACTAGATATACCTGCACATACAATATCTGGTCCTTTATTATTAAAACCAGCATGACCTTGAATTTTAAAACCTACAAGGAAACCGTTTTTTCTTTTTATTGATACATAAATCATACTCAATCACCAGAAACCGCCATTATATAAAATCACATTCCAGACAATCACCCAGAACACTTTCGCAAAAAAGCTTACTTCTATAGTTTTTCCATGCCAATATAAACTGCCGACAACCTGCGTCGTGAATAAAATTATTGCCAGTATATGCCAAATATCCATTAAATCACCTCTTATTTTTAGGCATAAGAAAAGCACTCACATTTCTGTAAGTGCTTCGTTAATCTTTATAATTAGGTTTTAACCTAGCCCTGTCCCCTTTTGCTAATTGTATTTCATTATAATCAAATACAGCAATCGGTACAGTGTTTTCTTCATCTGTTTCAATTATCAAACGAGTTGCATCTTTTAATATTCCATTCCCGACCAGTTTTCCTCCATATCTTTTACCTCTTAAAATATCATATTTTTCCACATTTCTTCCTGTATTTGTTCTAACGGTTTATTATTTTTTATTGCATCCTCAAGCATTTTTGTATCTTCTTTGAAATTATTAATATCTAATATCATCGGGTCATGAAATATGATACGTTCAAGAGAATTTTCACCGAATTTTTTCAAATATTCATTGCATATTTCATTAAACCGTACCATTGCTTTTTCTGTTTCTTTATCGATAATTTCACTCTTCATTGTAAATCCACCCTATGCTTTTAATATTAATCCTACGATTAAATGCAAAAATTCTATATCATCTTCTATTGTAGCATAAATTTTTTTGTAATTGTTATCGATAAACTCAATTTTTTTTATTATTTCCGTTGGTTCAAATATTGCTTGTAATCCCATACTCAATACTTCAGAGGCATCAGTATATTCCTTACCGATATACGGGCTTATAAAATTATCAGGTTTTGTTGTTTCTTTATTATCATAGTCTACGTTAGGAAATAATTTTTTTAGTTTTATTGGTTCTTCATCTTTAGTACGAGCTTTTAAAAATTCTTTAGATATTCTAAGTGCATCTTTATTAAAATATTCAACATAATGTCCTATTTCATGATAAGGCGTTGTTTTAATCATACCTGTCATATGAATTGATACGTAGCCGGTTTTATAGTCGGGAAATTTTGTAGCATAGTATTTTCCGTTAGCCATAACGGCACCATCGTTGAAAAATCCTCGTTTCGGTGTTATTAAGGTATATAACTTTTTCCCACTATTCGTTAAGTAATCTACCCATGCTTTTGGATAATAGAAAAATGCTTCACTAAGCTGTTGTTTAGTGATTTTATTGCTTCCTTTCGCCCATTGTTCCGGTAAAAGTTCGCCGCCCATTTCGCGGAAATTGCTGAACACTTCTTTTAAAGCTTTTTTATCACCGATTTTATTTTCAATATCAAACTGTTCGCATACATTCCGTCCAATATTGATAATATCATCTTTTGAGCAATTTTTTATATCTGTATTTTCGATTAACTCTTTAAGTGTCGGTTTATTAGTTTTGACTGTTAGCTTATTATTTACTTTTCTCCATTTATCAACCGTCATAGATTTTTCAATATAAACTTTATAATAATCGTCATAATTCATAGCGGCAGGAATAATAATTCTATTGCCATTGTCATCTTTTGCCGTACGCTTGCCGCGTCCTGT